CTTAAAGATTCTACGGCTATTTGGTTTGTTCAGCGTTTGCAAAGCCAATTAAGAGTTATAGATTATTATGAAAACTCTGGTGAGGGCTTGGATTTTTATGCTGACATCCTTGATACAAAACCTTATAAATATGATAGACATATTGCTCCGCATGATATAAAAGTAAGAGAATTGGGAGCTTATGGTAAATCAAGGTTGGAAACAGCTTTGGAATTGGGTATATCATTTGATATAGCTCCAAAACTTTCAATCGAAGATGGAATTGAAATGGTGCGGAAAACTCTACCCCAATGCTATTTCGACAAAAACAAAACTTATCAGGGAACTGAAGCGTTGAAGGCTTACCAAAAAAAATGGGATGAAAGAAATCAGTGCTTTAAGAACCGACCAACCCATAACTTTGCTTCCCATCCGTCTGACGCTTTTAGAACAGGGTGTACTTTTTTCGGAGGAAAAGTTAGCGACTGGAAAAAGAAAATTAAAGTGGACACAAGCTACGTAGTTTAATCATGGCAAAAAAAATTCTAAAACTAGAAGACCCAACTTTACGAAGTATTCTTCAAGGACAAATTAATAATGCGATTGGGTATCTAGGCGGTCTCCTTTCCGATCAAAGGGAAAAATCTTTAAAATATTATCAGGGTGATCCATTAGGAAACGAAATGGCTGGAAGAAGCCAAGTCGTTAGTACCGATGTCGCTGACACCGTTGAAAGTTTATTACCGAATTTATTAAGAGTTTTTACTTCATCAGACAAAGTGGTGCAGTGCGAACCAGTCAGAGCTGAAGATGCACCGTTAGCCGATCAAGCAACCGCTTATCTCAACCATATTTTTTATAAAGAAAACGATGGCTTTACCCTTTTGTATAATTTTTTTAAAGATGCTCTAGTAGAAAAAAACGGAATCCTAAAAATCTTTTATGATGAAACGCAAGAAGTTGAACATGAAACTTATAAAAACCTAACCGATGAAGAATATAAAGTTTTAACCGACAATCCTGAAGTTGAAATTTTAGAACATGATGAAAAGGAAGATGAACAAGCTGATAAAGCTATAGAACAATTTGAAGATCAACTGGAAACACAAGGTATGGATATAGATATTCCTTTGCCTAAACTCCATGATTGTCGAATTAAACGAATATCTAAAAAAGGAAAAATTAAAGTAGAGTCTATTCCACCAGAAGAATTTTTAATTGATAAGGATGCGGTTAAACTAGAGGATGCTTTATATGTGGCTCACAGGGTTCAATTAAGCAGAACTGAATTAATTGAAATGGGCTATGATAAAGAGGAGGTTTATAATTTACCGACCTCTGATGCAACGATTATCAATATGGAAAAATTAGCAAGATTTAGAAATATTGAAGACTATCCTTATGATAACTCCAATGATCCTTCCACACAAAAAATTCAAATTTATGAAAATTATATTCGTTATGATTATGATGGCGATGGCATTGCCGAATTAAGAAAGATCGTTTCAGTAGGATCGTCTGCTTTTTATATTTTAGAAAATATGCCATGCGATCAAATTCCTTTTGTTTCCGTTACACCGATCCCAATGCCGCACAGATTTTATGGAAGGTCTGTGGCTGAATTGGTAGAAGACATCCAATTAATGAAATCCACAGTGATGAGACAACTGTTGGATAATATGTATCTAACCAACAACAACAGGGTGGCGATCATGGATGGTATGGTGAACATGGATGATATTCTTACGACTAGACCTGGGGGAATTGTTAGAACCAAACAACCACCGAACCAAGTCATGCAGCCGATACAGGCTCAACCTATTTCACAACAGGCTTTTCCTTTATTGGAATATCTGGATCAAGTCAGGGAAGTACGAACTGGCGTTACCAAATATAATCAAGGATTAGATTCTGAAAGTTTAAATAAAACGGCAACAGGCATTAATGCTATTCTTAATCAAACGCAAATGCGTTCTGAATTAATTGTTAGAATTTTTGCCGAAACTGGTGTGAAGGATTTATTTAGAAAGATGTTTGCCCTTTCGGTTAAATATCAGGATAAAGAAAAAATTATTCAACTTAATAATGAATATATTGCGGTATTGCCGACAGAATGGAAAGACCGTTTTAATATTTCCATTACCGTAGGATTAGGTACAGGCACAAAAGAACAACAGGTAGTGATGTTGAATAATATTTTACAAAAACAATTACAGGCTTTTGAACTCCAAGGGCATAGAGACTATCCTATGGTAACGATGAAAAATATATATAATACCTTGGCGAAAGTGGTCGAAAATGCTGGATTACAAACAGTGGAAAGTTATTTTGTTGATCCTGTTAAGGGACAACAGATGGTAACACCCCCTCCACCTCCTCCTGTTTCTCCTATAGAAAAAATTGAAATGGCTAGAATTGATGCGGAAAATAAGAGAAAACTTGCTGATTTGGACTTGCGAAGTAAGGAAGCAGAATTAGATCATCAAGCCCAACTGTTAGACTTTGAAGCAAAAATTAAAGACATGGCTTTAAAATACAATACTCAATTAGATACCGCTAAATTAAAAGCCGATGCCGAATTAGACAGAGTTATTATTGCTCAAAGATCAAAAAACCTTGAACAAGCAGAAAAAAGTGCTAGTATGTTCAATAAGCGTTTTGAAAATATAAATGGACAGCAGAGACCAAGACAAGCGACTCAAGGAGTTGAGCAGATCATCTCAAGCCAAACAAATATTGGAGAATAAACTTTTTCAAGATTCGTTTGAGATACTTAAAAAAATTTATTCTGAGGCTTTGCTAGATCGAACTGCGGTTAGAGAAAGCGAAGCTAGGGAAAAATATTGGTTAGCCTATCAAGTTTTAAAAAAGGTAGAGCAACATTTTAAAGAAATTCTTGAAACTGGAAAGTTGGCAGAAAAACAAATCGAAGACTTCCAGAAATCCAAAGAAAAGAAATTCTAATCATCAAGGTTAGAATAAGCCAACCCTCAATAGGGAGCTTAAACACAGGAGGGCATTTATGTCTGACGTAAATCCATTACTGTCTCCAAAGACAGTGCAAGGTGCTGCCAATGCAGTTGAGACATTGTTAGATCAGGGTAAAATTAATTTACCGACAACTACACAAACTCAAAAAGCAAAAGCAGACAAGGTTGTTCAAAAGAAAAAAACAGAGGAAGCCAAACCTACCCAGGAAGCTACCGAAACAAAAACTGAAGAACAGCCACAATCCGAAACTCAATCTGAAAAAGAAATTCAGAAAGTTGAAGATCAAGTAAAAGCATCCGAAGCGGAAAACGCTGAAGAAACTCAAGATACCAGTCTTTACCAGGTAACAGTGAATGGTGAAAAGATTGACGTAAACCTTGATGAACTAAAAGCAGGTTATCAAAAAGATGCCGATTATAGACGCAAGACAGAAGAATTAGCTATCGAAAGAAGGCAATTAACTTCTGACAAAGATCGTCTTACAAAAGACTATTCAACTAAATTAGAAAATTTGAATAATCTAACAGCGACTTTAAACGCTGAAGCAAGTAGCGAACTTAATTCAAAAGAATTAGACAAGCTATTTGAGGAAGACCCAAATGAAGCTGCTAAAATTGAGAGAAAAATAAGGCGAAAAAAAGAAACAATCGCACAAGCTCAAAGAAAGCTAAGAACTCAACAACAAGAGCAGTTTCAAAGTGTTTTAAGGGAAGAACAAATGAAGGTGAGATTAAAACATCCTGATTTTGGTGATCCCATTAAGGGAGCTACCTTACAAACAAACTTACGAAACTACATGGTGGAAAGAGGTTTCTCAGATAAAGAAATTGCTGGAATTTATGATAGTCGTATATTTGATGTGGTTTTAGATGGGATGACCCATCGTAACAATATAAATAGGCCGAAACCAAATTTGGCTAAAAAAATTGTTAAACCTACTCAAGTGGTCAAGCCAGGCGTTAAAGTTAATAAAGATGAAAAAATGAGTAAAATAAGGTTGGATAAAATTAGTCGTCTGAGAAAAACTGGTAATCCTAAAGATGCCGTTGATCTTTTGACGAAATATATGTAACAACCAACTAAGGAGAAAACAAATGGCTGTATTATTATCTTATGATACAACAGGCATAAGAGAGGACTTGGCGGATATTATTTATAATATTTCACCAGCAGATACTCCCTTTATGTCGGGCGTTGGTAAGAACAAAGCGACTAACACTACACACTCATGGCAAACAGATACTCTAACTGCTGTGGCTGCTAATGCGAAAGCCGAAGGAGCTTCGATTTCATATCCTACGCTTACTTCATCTACCAAAGTCAGTAACTATACTCAAATTTCTTCAAAGGCTTGTCAAGTGTCTGGAACAGATGACGCTGTGAATTTAGCTGGAAGAAATACAGAGTTAGCATACCAGGTGGCAAAATCCGCAAAAGAACTAAAAAGAGATATGGAAAATGCTCTTTTAGCTAATGTGGCGGCTGCGGCTGGAACTTC